TATTTATAGCCGTCTGCTATCGTATTGTTAAACGTCGCCACAATTCCAGCGCTGGTTTGGAAATGGTCTAGGTCTGAAAAGTCTAGGTCGTTTAGTTCCTTACTATTCATGGTAGTAAATAGTTCGGCTTTCGTGTCTTTTATTAATACTTCGTAGTTAACGACTTGTTCGTGTGCGTCGGTCAACTGCTGTTTGTTTACATTCACCAACTGCAAAAGCGCATTGTCTAGAATGACTACATTATTTTGTACTACTTGACACTTCGTTAACTTGGTAATGTCAAACGTTCCCGCGCTTATGTTAACATCGTAGTAATGGTTTAATAGTTGGTTATTGTTATCCGTTCCAGCTAGTACGATAGTCTTACTAAACGTACCGCTTCGCTTAGATATGTCGCGGATGTCACCTACTGAAAAGTTAAGGGGAAATTGTACGTCTTGTCTTACGTCTAAAACGCCAGTCTCTAGGACTATTTTTACGTTATTAACCATTTACGTTATCGTTGTTTGCTAGTTTAACTGAAATGCTTTGTTTGATTAGGTGCTTGTTACGTTGTTTGTAAACTTCGAAGCTGTTGTTTTGTACAATGCACGGAACGTAAGCCGTACTTTCTGCTACGTGTATAGGGCATCCTTCTTCGTCTAGGACTAGTTCGCCGTCTTCTGTCGTTACGTATTGGACTAACTTTAAAAACGTTTGCGGTGACGTTATCAATTCTTGGAAATAGTCCGACATATTTTGTGTCATCCAGTTAGTGTTTAACTCTAGCGTCTTAGTCACGTTAATATTGAACGTGTTAAAACCGAACTCCTCGTAATTATAATTCCAAGCGCCCGCTTTAACGTAGCCTTGTACGTCTTTATTAAACTCATCCCGTGTAACATCACCACGTTCGTACGACTTTAACTGAAACGCAAAGCTAGAGAATGACCCTAAACGATCTAAGAAGCAGATATGGTATTCGTTTATTTGTACGCGTCGGTCTATGTTTACTCTATACTTGACAGACTTTTGTCCAGCGTCTTCATACCAGAAGTCGTAGTACGTAGTGTCTTCTTTAATCATTGGTAACACACCAGTAATAGGGGTCAATGCGCCGTAATTGTTACAGCCTACAGCCACGCTTACTATTGTGTCGTTATTAACTACGTTTTTGCTATACGTGTCGCCGTCGTTATTTTGAAAGTAAATCTTTTTACCTATAACAGCGCGTGCGTTTAGAAATAGGTCTTGTCCTAGTGTACAATAAAAATCCGTATTTGGCTGGTTCGTTAGCCATTGCTTAGTAACCCCGTCTAGTGTGTAGTCGTTATAATTATAAGTAACCCAGTCGACCCACGTGAACGCTCCGTTAAATACTTTTAAGTTGGTTAGGTTGGTTATGTTGTATGTTACTACCTTTTGATTGTCTGCGTAGTTTATAACGCCGTCAATGTTCACGTTCGTAATAGAACTAAAAGGTACGTTAACATCAATCCAAGTTCCCGAAACTGCAATGATTGTATGCAACCCCTCTAGTAATGGATTAGCCGTACCGCCGTCGTTTTGTGTTATGTTAATCTGGTCGCCAACTTGAAAGATGTTAGCTACGTTTATACGTGTGTTCGTTCCGCTGTTGGTTAGTGCAGAAGTATAGGTGATTTCGTACAAATATTCTTCGCCTATGTTTACTGCGTAGTTCTTATAACTATTTGGCGCAGCTTTGTCTAGAGTTACACTAGGGTCAAAGTCCCAGCTTACGTAACTAGATAGGAATTTAGATAGGTCTATTTCGCCATAACCAGTCGAATAGGTCGGTAATACTTTGAACGTACCTAACAAGGTAGCGCCGCTGTATATCTGGTATATGTACCTAAAGCCAGTTTTATTTTTGTTTGTGCTGTCCGCTATAAACCTAATCGGATTGTAAGCGGGCATAATTCTTTGGGGTTGTGCTATTATTGATTGTGCCATAACTATATTATTTTCCGTGTTTGTTTAGGTTCTAAAACGCAAAGTAGCTGTCGTCGGTGTAGTATTGTTCTTTGATGTAAGTAACCGCGTAACGTGTCGCGTCCATAGCGTCATCCCAAAGTTTAACGGGTTCGTCTAGGATTGTGTCCCCTACCTTTTTCCATTTATAGTTCTGGTATTCTTTCTTTAGGGCTTCGTGTTCTTGTGCGTAAACCCCGAATGACTTAACGGCGTCTAGTCCTTTCTTTACCGCCTTGTTTGCGTTCAGCACGTTATAACCAGCGTTATTAAGTTCGGCTATTATTTCGGGTCGGGCGTAGTCGGCTATCATGTCGGCGTTCTTTTCTATGTTTAGACTGGCTAGCTTTTCGATTAGGTTCGCGGTGGTTAGGTAGCTTTCGTATATTACTGGTTCTATAAAGATGTCCTTTTCATGCCAGTATATGCGCATCAAAGCTAACGGGTGATTGTACCCAAAATCCAGCCCGTATATAAATTCAGTAAAGCGTGCGGGTCTATGTGGTAAGAATGTCCAGTTAGAATATATGTTAGATTTGCTTATGGCTTTTTCACCTAGTGCGTAAATCTGGTAAAGCGCTTCGTCTGTACGTTTGAGGTCTTCTATTTGTATCTTTATAGATTCTGGTAAAAACGGGTTGTCCTTGTACGTGGACTTAATTAAGATACTTTCGTTTTTTGGTAGTTCATATAGCCAGCTGTTTGAGTCGCTGGGATTATAGTCAAAGATTAGTTTGGATTCGGTGCGCATATTTAATTGGGTGAAGTCATCGTAAAATAATTCGTTGGCCTCATTGCACCAAGCTAAATGACGTTTGCGACCTCGTATCTTTTGTTCGTCGTCTACACTAAAGAACTCAACTATAGATCCATTAGCGAAAGAGTAGATGTGTTCGGACATGTTATGACTAGCTTTGTCGTAGATGCCAGAATCTTTAAGAACCTCTAGAAAGTCTCGCATAGCTGTAGCGCGTAACGCTGGGAATGTCTTACGAATGATTGACACTACTACGCCTTTGTTCTGTAGGCAATACACTAGAATAAGCTGGCAAAGTGAATAGGTCTTAGATGAACGCGACCCACCCTCATTAATTATAAAACGCGCCTCGTTATTATAAAGCGCGTCGTAATTCCTTTCAAAGACTATCGTACTCTTTAATTCCATTAGTCAAGTTCTTTCGTGTCTGGTCGAATGATTGATATTTTAATTTCGTTTATGTTTTCGCCGTTGCTGGTTACGTCCGTCTTTTCGGTTAGGTTGTTTAGTCTTTGAGTAATTGACGGGTTGTATTGTCCTACCATGCCACCTTCGATTTGGTCTTGTCGGATTGCTTTTCTTATACGTTGGCAGATGTGGCAATATTCGTCGTACGCACCATTTGAATTTTTGAAATAGTGGTCTAGTGTTACGCCTTGTTCGTATCCCCAAACTTCAAAACCCTCCATTGTTAGAGGGACTCTTAACGCTTCTTGTACTACCTTACCGCTTTGTAGTGCTTTGTCAATTAGTCGGGGGTTGTTTATTGTTTTGTCTCTATATGATTCGAACATTTCCCAGAGTAGTTCGGGTGTCTTTATGTATTTGTGTTTAGACATTTTGTTTCGTGTTTTTGAAGTGGCTTAAAAAATCGTCTTCGTCTACTTCTTCTAGACATAGTAACCCGTCGGCGCTGGTTAAATACGCTATGTGATGGTATTGCATTTTCTCTAGGTAGTCTGTTATTACTTTACCTTCGTGGATCATATCTTTGCCATAGTCTAGAATGTAGAACTTCATTTCTTTTTCGTGTTTTTAAAGGTTTCCTTGTAAATACTTAGCGCTTCGCGTGAATGAGTTTCCCACGTATGGACACAAACGGCGTAACGTTGGAATTTGTCGGGAAATGCGTTTACGCTTTCTTCGTCTGCTATGCATCTAGCTAGGAACGTTTCCTTTTTTTCTCCTTTTATTGGTTGTGGCATTTGGTTTCTTTGTTACTGGTTCTTGAATAGGTTCTGTTTCCGTGTTTTCGGTACTTTCTTCTACGCCTTTGTAGCTTATTGTAGCGTTTTCCTTTTCGAAAATGTACCCTAGTCCTATAGTCACGTAGTATTTAAACTGCGCTGGGTGGATTTTGTCTACTTCGATTCGTCTTTGACCTAGTACGCTGTCGTACGTTACTATAGTTTTCCCTTTGTATTCGTCTTTAATTTTCATTTTCTTCGTGTTTTAGTTCGTTCCCTATGGCTTTAATTATAATTAGCACGCCAAACATACGCAAAGCTGTTTCGTAACCACCTAGACAAATAACCCCGCCTATAGTGAATAGAACTACTCTAGCCAGCGCCGCTGTTATTTCATTTGTTTTCATAACTATATTGAATTTCACGGATTTTTAATTTAATTCCGCGTATTAAATAATGTGCCGACGTGTTCGATATGCCAAAGTATTTACCTAGACTCTTTGCCGTTCGGTGTCCCTTGTCGTAATAGCTTTCGAAGACCTTTTTTTCTACTGGACAAGTTAAACTATTTCTATAGATCTCTATATAGGCTAGCTGGTCGTTATATTTGTTTTCTATTCCTATTTTATGTTTGACGTCGTCGTTATCTGGTTCGTCTTTTGGTATAAATTCCAACGCTAGGCAGTCGTCTTGTTTGTGGCTTAGGCTAGTGTCCCAAATTATTTGGTATTTAATTGTATTAAGTAGGTAAGACTTTACGCTATTGGTGTCTATTTTGTCCGTGTCAATAGTTAAGACGTGTAGGTAGGCGTTATTTATGCACGTGTCCGCGTTCAGCATTGACAAGGTTATATTTTTACGCTTATTGTACGCCTTTAAAAAGTGGTTTGTGTACTTTCTTACTTCGTCGTAGTTTTCGCTTATGTATTTATCTAGCGTTTTCTTCATACCACGTATTAAATTCGGCAAACCATTTCTTGCGTTTGTCTGGACGGCAAAAACATTCATTGTCACGGACGCCCGTTTCTTTTACTTTGATAGCTTGCAACTTTCTAAGATGCATTTTGCTAAGTCTTTCGGGGTTTATTTCCGCTAGTAGTGCGTCTATTGCTATCTGTCCAGCTTCGCTAAGCATACGTCAAGGGTAAAAGATAACAAACTAACGACGCAAGACGTAAAAAAGTTGCCAGTAATAAACAGCGAAGCCCAAAACCCTACGCATTTAGGACAGCCTAACGATTCGTAAATAATATTCGTAAGGTGATTAATAGGCAAACGTCTAAAAATGTAGTCAAACGCAAGCTGTAAAGGTTCGAACTTGACAAACCACCAGACAAAAGCTACTAGATAAATGTAATTCATTGGTTAAATTTTAATCAAACTTACGATGAAAATCTAAACACGCTGTAAAAAAGTTATTAACAATAAAAAAGCCAGCGGTTAAACTGGCTTCGTGTTACATTAGTTCGCGCATTACGTATTCGTCTAGCTTTATAGCTGTGCTTAGGCTTACGTCGTGACCTTTTAGGAATTTGTCTATTTGGTATTGGTGAAATTTACCAGTCCTTGTTTTTATTTCTGTTACTATTTGGTTCCGTGTTCGTGTTCTAAGTAATGCTTGTAACTTTTTACGTAGTTCCGTGTCGTTTATTTCCATACTTAAAACGGGAAATCGTCGTTTTCTACTTTGCTTACTGGTTCGCTTTGCGCTGGTGCTACGTAAGGTTCGCTAAATGAAGCCGAAAAGAACGATCCAGCCTTACCTTGTTTAACCCATAACGCAACTTCCATTTCTTTGCCGTTTACGTTTACTTTTCCTTTGTAGTCTGGGTGGTTTTCCGCTTTCTTGTTCGTGTTTTTGAAGATTGCCCCCGTGTTTAACTTGTTTTCCATTGTATATTTATTTAATTGTTACTAAAATACGCCACGCCATAACCACGCGACAAGGTTAAAAAATCCATATAACGCTAATCCTACTATAGAAAGCGTTAAAATAATAGCTAAGTTCTTTTCTTTCATATCTATTTGTTTTTAAATTCGTCTTTTAGTCGTTCCAAGTACAGCACAAAGTCCATCGCTTCCTCTTGTGCGTGTGTAAGCCATTCTAATGTGTTTAAATCGGTTCTTTCTAACGTTGTGTTGTACTTTGTTATTCCGACTTGTGAACGTTCAGCAAATCGGCTTAAAACACGTAATACTATTTGGTCTTCTATTTGCTGGTTCATAAGAAATTTATTAAGGTGTTATAATATTCACGGCATAACTCTACGCGTTCTTTGATTGCTTCTATTACTTGTTCGTCTTTTTCTACTTTGAAGACTTTCACGCGTCGGTTGTCTGGTACGTGGTCGAAGTTATGCCGTTTTTGTACTTCGTCGCGTAGGTCTATACTTTCTTCTAATAGATTAGCGTTCCAATGCGCGCGTCTTACTTCGTCTTCTACCATGTCTGCGGGTGTATTAACTAAACAATAGCACAATAAAGATTCTGTTTTGCCCGTAAGTTCTAAATATCCTTGCAATTGGTAATAATAGTCCTTTGTAGGTATTTCTGTAGCGAAAAAAGGGAATGTCGTAGCGTCCCAGCTAGATTTTACATCTAATAAAACGCTGTCCGTGTTTACGTCGGGTGTTCCAGTCATCCAGTCATTGCTAAAATGTTCTTCGTTTTTCCATATAAAACCTAAATCTAAGACATCCGACACTAAATTTATAGCGTCGTCTTCTACTAGTATACCTTTGTCCGTGTAACGGCTGTAAAATTGCTTTTTGATTCCGTACTTGTCCGCTATTACTTGTTCTTCTATGTATGTTTTAGCGGTCTGGCTTAACAATTCCCCCTTTGTGCGGGGGTTTGTCATTATTTTACCTATTGCCGAACATCTAATTTTAAAAGCATTCATAAAGCGTTCAATAAATCCGTTTGACCTTCTGTTAAAGTAAATTTACTTTCTAGTTCTTCGCGTGTGTAATTACCAGACTGAATAGCTTCGACAGCTTTCTGGAATCGTTTAGCGTCAATCGTAGGTAGTTTCTTTACTTGTTCGCCGCTTGCGTCCGTGTCTTTGTCGGTAACTAGTCCTAACATTGAACTAATAGCGTAACGTCTAACATAAGTAATAGCAGACCCCATAACTTGGAAATCATTCATTCCTTTTAAAGCTACGTTTTGCGGGATTGCTGTAGTGCTTGTTATTTCTTCTTCGCTGTCTACATGGAAAACGCATGTAACTAGATCCGTGCCGTTAATTAACTGGGTAAATCCTAGTCCGTGTTTTTTTAGTAACGGATTGATAACCTCAAAGATTTTCGGTAAGTCTGCGTAGCTATAGCCGTAGCCTTGCGTAGCTTTGTGAATTACTGGTACTTCTTGCTGGAAATTAGCCAGCGCTTTAAATAGATTTTTCATAAAATTGGTTTTTAATTTGTGTAAAGATAGTTCCTATTTGAATATAAACAAACTTTTTAAGTAAATTTTATTAGATTTTTTATTTTCGTGGTGTATGTGTCACTTTTAAACGTCCATTGTCCCCAATCTATTTCGCCTTTTTTCTTTAGTTCTGCTATTTTATAGAATTCGTTTTTATCTAGGTAACCTATTACATAACCGTAAGTCATGT